ATCTTTTTCTTTTGCTGCTGCTTCTTCTTTACGCATAGCGTCTGTTTTATACTTAGCAAAAATTCTTGTTCCAGTCCCTTCGTCTTTTGTAGCTGTTCCATTTTCAACAGCACGATGAACACTGCCACCAAATCTAATTGCTTGATCTCTACTTCCAGCACTCATAGTTGCACCTAATGCTTGTGCTGCAGCTAAATCGGCTGGGTCTTTAGTTTTTTCATATTTTTTCATGGCATCTGCATATGTATCTTGTCTTTGGCGGTGCGCTGCAATAATAGCGTAATGATCTGCAGTACTAGAATTGCCACTACTTATAGCGTTATCATATGCCTGTTGTTCTCTGATAGAAAGATTTCCAGATGATTGAGGCATACCAGAGTTATTTGTTTTGCCTGTAGCTACAAATCCTGTAGCACCTCTTGATAAATTATTACTACTTACGTTATACTTAGGACCCTTGTTAGCATATTCTTTATAAAATTTTGAACGGCCTTCTGCAGAAAAAACAGAATCTAATCCCATTACAGCTTCTTTTACATCATTAAATAGTGCATTTCCAAATGCTTTAGAGTTTCTAAAGAATCCACCTTCTTTATAGTCCTTTAGTTTTTGTGCATGTTCTTTTGATAGACCTTTACCCTCACGCCAACCTGCAAATCTGTCATCTAAAACCTTTTCAATATCACTTTGTTCTTTAAGTCCTGCTGCAGAAGTAAGCCCACCTATAATAGGACTAAGACCAAACATTGATTGACCTGCACCAAGCACTCGTTTATTATCTAACCACATGTCCAAAAGATCATCAGCACTACCAGTTGCTAGTTTTTCTTGTTTTGCTTTGTAATTAGCTTGTTGACGTTCACGATCACCTGCTTCTTTTAATTGGCGTATTCTATCTTTATCGCCGCTATCAGAAGGTTGTCGTATTGTTTGTGTGCTTGCAACGGTAGTAGCACCAGTATCTGTACTTGGTGCACCACCACCAGCAATGTAATCATCGTATTTAATGTAACCTGCAGGAACAGCCTGTACTGGGTTTCCAAGATGCTCATCAATCATCATTGTCTCACCAGTAGCTGGATTAATGTATTTTACTTTTTTATACGCATCACTAACATCATCTACAAATTCAGACGCAGGTGTTTCAAACGTAGGTGCAACTTGAGGTGTAGGTTCAGCTTGATATAGTGGAGAGAATCCCGCTGTTGGAGCAGCTACGGGTGGTACTGGTACTACACTGCTTGGAGGAGTAGGTTGTACTATAGGTAGAGGTGTAACAGGATTAGCATATATAGAAGGTTGCTGTCCCATTACGCCTGTGCTTAATTGCTGTTGTTCTGTACTAGGAACAAAAGTACCTTCCGCTGCGTGTATCATACCGCCATGTGCTTTTTCTTTTGGTTCCATAGGCTCTGCAACAATAATAAGATCATCCATTGTAAATGGAATATCGTCAGGCAATGTAGCTTCATCAGCATTCCCCATCTGCCCCATAGCTTCCATTTTCTTCATGCCCATTTTAGCTTCTTGTCGTAACTCCATAAGTTTTTCTAAACCATGATAGCGTACTACGTCAGCAGGAAAAACAAACTCTCCTTCACTTAGCATAGCAGGAATGTCATCTCGCACTTCCTCACGACTACTTCCAGTAGGAACATCGTTTCCTGATTCCTCATCTACCATGCCACCTTCTTCTTCAAGGCCACCTTCTTCAAACATAGACATTTGGTCTTTCATAGTAGTTCCACCTTTATTAAATTCAAGAGATTTACTTCGTTCTTCTGCAGCACTAATAGCTTCTTTTAATTCGTCATGCACACTAGTAGGCTCTATCAAACCTTCGTCTAACATTTCTACTAATTGATCTTCTGAATATTGTTTACCGCCATGTATAGTAGGAACATTAATCCACTTACCTTTGTATTCAATAGTTGTAGATTTTTCAGATACCATTTCACCTTCAGGTGTTTCGTACACGTCACGACCTGCTTGTGTTTGTTTGCCTGTTTTCTTTCCTACATTAGCCATGCTTTAATACTTCATCTCTTAGTAACTTCAATCTACGCAACTGATAGATAGCGCCTTGTGCTCTGTGTACCGCAACTACTTCAACTGACTGTTCCATAGTACGATGTTGCTGTGCAATTAAATAATCTAAGTACTCTTCAAACTTACGCCATTGGGCTTGGTTGTTGACTAGCCCCTTGATTTTGCTGAGGTGCTCCTTGTCCTGCATTGCCACTAAATCCTTGTTCTTCTGGTGTAGGTGCTTGGCCTGTGCCTATAGTACCACCACCTGCTCCTGATGTATCCATTGGGTTTGCTCCTGCTGGTGCTCCCCCTTGCTGCTGTTGTTGCTCTTGTTGAAACTGTTTCATTAGTTCAGCTTGAATTGCAGCATCACTTATATTGTTAGTTACTTTGTCGGGGTCAAGGTCTAGAGACTTTGCAATCTCACGAATAATATATTGAAACTTAGCAAATGGAGCAAGTGCTGGGTTAGATGCAACCTGCATAAATTGCATAAGTCGTTGGCTACGTACTTCGTTAGCCATAAGCGATTCTGTCCCACGTGCTTTAACTTCTAGGTCACCTTTAATTTCAGGATCAAAGTCAAACTGCATATTAAAACGGAACATGCCCTCACCTAGTGGGCGCAGTAGATAGTCATCTACATTTTTAATAACATTCTTGATGCTGCCAGTAGCAGCACCCATTAACATACTAATACCAGACGCTGTACGCCCTATGCCCTGAACACCTGTTTGTCCATGAGCAAATGATGGGAAGCCAGTAGACTCGTCGGCAAGTACTCGTGCTTTATCAAACAACTGTAAGTTTTCACCTGCAACGTTAGGAAACTTAGTACCAAAGATAGCTTGCCCTGGTGCACCACCCTGTCTACGGAATACTTTCCCTGGGTATACTGACAGGTCTTGGCCTGGAACTAGGTTAGTTTCATCTACCTCAATCAATAGGTTGCCAGACAATACAGCATTATCTACAGCCATTCGCATAAAACCGTTCATCAGTGTCTGTGTGTCATCCATGTTTTCAGCAATGCCAACACCAAAGAATGAATACGGATTAAGTTCATACGGAGATGCCATATATGGAATCTTGGCAGGTTTAAATGGATTCATAACCATACGCAGTAGTTTGCCATTACAAATCCAAACGTTAGCCTGTAGTTCATCAGTATCTTGTAGCTCACGAGGAATATCTACCCCTTGCTCCATTAGCATGTCTACGTCAACCATGCCCCAATACTCTAAAACTTCAAAACGTTCTACGCCATGTTCAGGTGCATAATCGGATAGATCATCTTCCCAGTATTCTTTATTGTAGTTTTCTCCTAGTGAAATTACTTCTTCAATAACAGAGGCACGAAAGAATGGACGTTTCTTTAAGCCACGCAATTGTGAACGTGACATTTTATGACGCTCAATAACATACTGTGCTTCATCCATATTATTTGCATCGGGGTCTGGATAGAAGTTCCACACAGATACATGTGATACTTGAGGAACAGTTTTAAACACTGGATTATATTCACCAGTTTCTTCATCCCAGTTTGGATATTCTTTATCTATAGCAAACGGCCCTTTCATAATGCCCGTACCAAACAAGGCCATTTCAAAAGCAGTATTGCGTAAATGTTTAGATGCGGAAGATTCTTCTAACTGATCTTTAATTTTCTTTTGCATCTTTTTTGCAGCAATCATTGCTGGGCTAAAAGTAACCGAAGTAGGAGTTGTTCCCTTGCCTACTTGAACACCATTAATAGGTTCTAATTTTTTTCTAAGTTCAGGATTAAGTAACTCCTGTAATGTTTTTGCTGTTGCTCCTGCTGGAAGTTCTTTGCCATCTCCCCTAAATCCATAGGGAGATATAGGCTCTGACTTTTTATCTTCACGTAATTCTTCTGGTAAAGCAGGGTCAAAAGAAACTTCCTCTACAATACCATCAGGTAATTCGGTAGGATCAATGCTAATAGGAAAAGAGTTCTTTGCAAAAAGAACATCAGCAATTTGTCCGTAAGCAGCAAGAGTTTTTGTCTTTGTTACTTTAATAAATACACGAGACTTTTCAGCTTCTGTAAATTGAACATCTGGTCCATAGATACCACGATAGTTACGATATGCACGTAACCAACGTTCTTCATCTTGTCTACGATAATCATCTGCACGATTATACTTTTCCATAATAAATGGAATAATACTGGATGTATCAGCATCATCTACATTTGTGTCTTCTGTATCTTCTAGGACAATTGCATCGTCTTCGATAAAGACTTCACTCTCTTCTGCCATTTACTTTTCCTTTTAATAGCCAAATATACTATCTGCTACTCGCATCCCTGTTGATGGTCTTCCATGAGGATCATAATCAAATACACTAAATCGTGGTCTGGACATTATACCGTATCTTAAAGCATCATACAAGTGATCTTCTGCTAAAGTATCAATATCTTCTGGATTCTTTTTATCTATTGGTAAAGCAGGTAACTGTGATATAGTATTTGTACAGTTATTAAAAAATACTAATCTTGGTTCCTCTGTAAATTCATCTACCTGTAAACGTCTATGTATTTCATTTTTACCTGAAACACGTGATCCACGAGAACGGTCTGATGGTCGCCAACGACAACCCTTCATAATCATTTGCTCTGCTAGACTAGGACCAGTGTCTCCACGTTTGTGCCAAAGACTAGAGTCAAGAACACCATAGCGTATGTTACCATCTTCTGCTTCTGCTTCTAGTACCATATCTGCTAAATCTGTAGCTAAGACTTTACTGACGTATAATTCTCTATATACGATAAGTTGCTCATTAGGCGATACGGCAAACCAAAGCACAGCACTATAAGAACCATAACCATAGTCACATGCCCTAAACTTAACCCAGTTATTAGGGATTGGAAAAGGTTCAACAACATGTACGTTCCTATCAAACTCTGTAAAGGCTGCGCCTTCTTTAATGTCCCAATCTCCATCTAACAACTGTCTTCTTTGTTGTTCAGGCAGTGACAATAGCATTGCTTCATAGTCACCCTGTTCGGATAGATATGGATTGTCTTTCAAACGTGCAGGAATAAACTTACGTTTAAATAAAGACCTACCTGCTTTTTCATGACCCGCTGGATAGCGAAGAACTTCACCAGTTTCAATATCCGTAGCTTCAAATGATTTATTTGGAGGAGCAGGATCAATAAACATTTTTTTAACCCAATGGTGGCCTCTACCTCCTGGGTTGGTAGTAGCTCTCATATATACAGGTAAATCGGTTGCAGTGGACCGTAGACGAGAGCGCATGTAATTCCATGCAAATGGAGTGGGCCATTGCGTAAGTTCGTCAAAGCCTATCCAGCTAAATGCTAGACCTTGGTAACGCAGAACGTCATCTTCCTTGTCTAGGTAGGACATCCACAACCTCGCACCAGAGGGCGCAGTCCACTGCATCTTTCTTTCTGACCATTTAATTCCAGGCCATATCTTAGGGTACATTTCTTGTGATTTAAATATAAGTTCCCTAAGTTCTTCTGTTGTATGGCGAAGTAGCAATCCTGAAAAGCTAGGATGCCCCATAAAGCGTAGTGGATCAGCTAACATTGCATACGACTTACCACCACCTGCGCTGCCGCCATATAGTACTTCTCGTTCACCTGCTGCTAGGAAATCTGTCTGGGGACCAGCATTAGGCTTAAAGATTACATTATGTGCCTGTTCAATTGGTATTTCATTTATAATTGGATCAGGCTTCGGCTGGGCTGGAGTCTTCTTCTTCGTTGTTTGCTTTGGCTCCGAGCCTTTTGGCTTCGAGTTCCTCCGCTTTGGCGACTGCCTTTTTCGCATAGTCTGCCCATCTGCGTAGGCTTCCAGCTTTGTTTTTTCTTCTTCGCTCATTATCTAACCGCTTCTTCAAACCTACGTGGGATATTTCCCTACCTGTATTACGAGTAAGCCAATTGGCTACCTCTCTGTAAGAGTACTGTTTTAAATATGCACTTGCCTTTTCAAGCATATCTAATTGATGCTCATTAGGTAGTAGTACGTCTGGATCGTCGGGGTCAATGTCGTACCCAAAGGGTATGGTACGGGATATACGTGGAATGGCAATCCACTCATTGTTTTCTTTTATGTCAGTTGGTTGGGGTAACTTCCATTGCTTTAATGGTTTAGTCATCTTCTTCCATTTGTTTTGGTGGCATTAACATTACGCCACCTTTCGCTTCAACCTGCATCTTCTCAGTCTTGACTAGACCTGTACGATCTAGCAATTCTTTTGCAGCTTGCATCTTATCACGAATACCTAGTTCAGTTGGATCATACAAAGCACCTACCATAGCCATTGCAGCTTTGGGTGCGTTGCGTGACATAAACAACTGTGTGGCATCAATGATCTCTTCTTTTAAGCTGGTAACAACTTGCGTTGTAGAAGTTGTATCTGAATAGCCAGCTAATTTCTTAGCCGTGAGAACATCACCACCTGCTTCATCAAACAGGACTGCCAAAAACTTTTGTTGTTGTTCTGTTAATTGTCTAGCCATATTATATCATTTCAAAATGTGGAGCATCAATAAATGGCCTACGTCCTTGTGATCTACGTAGGTCAATATACGCATTCATTGCATCTTCTGCAGTTCCTGAATATGTTCTGATGTCTCCTTCAGACCATGCAGCACCCCATTTGATGGCGCATGTATTACGTCTGGCTGCTTCTGCCATTGCATCACAAATGTCATCATAGACATTTAGTTCCCAGGAAATATCTGAACCAAAATAAGCTACCAAGTCTACTGCACGTCCTTCTAGGTGTTTAGATTTCATAGTTTGTGATCGGCCTGACTCGTATAGTTTCTTTTGTTCTTCCAGTGTTCGTAATCCATACGTTACACCAAAGTCTACTTTAGTTATTTCAATAGCGTCTTTTACAACTTGAACCAATTGCTCATTCACACCTTCTAACTTATGCAAACTTCTTTCACTAAGTTTAAATGTCATTGTTTTTTCCTGTTATCTTTTTTGTACTGGTCTGGGGATTTAGTGGTTAAAGTTTTAAACTGGGGGTTTTT